CGGCGTGTCGTTACCGGATAAACGCTTCTCGATTGCTTTTTCATATTCTGACTTGATGGCCTTGTCTTTAAGGCCGTTAGATGCTAAAACACCGCCCAATGACCCGGTGAGAAAAATTGCCAATGTCTTTAGCAAATCAATAAAAGCGGCATCATTGGGAGCTTGTGCACCGATTGGCTGTGTCACAAAAATGAGCGCGTAAGTAATGCCCAAAGTGACGATCAAAAACACAAATGACAAAACCGCGCCAATAAGAAACATCAAGCGTGCCTTGATTTCCTCTTGACTAAGCCTGTCTTTATTTTTCGATGCCATCGCCGATCAAATCCTCCGTACAGGTACCAGTCACCTTGCATTGAGGTTTTTGGCACTCATCATTTTTCCAATTTTCATGCAATTGGCATGGGTATCGCACCCATCCTTGATAACCACAAGCGGTAAGGCTTAGCGAAAGGATCAAAGCTAAACCCACCGCGAGTGATTTCCGAATCATTTCCCCGTTGATCCGAAAGCTTTATCAGCTGGGTTCAGCCAACGCAAAATGACCGGCACAACAGCTGCCACGCCACCCATTGCCATTGCCTTGAGATCGCCTCCAGCCATGTACACGGCCAATGCGGCTGCGATATATGAGCGACCCCATGAGGCCGCAATTGCTTTTGCTTGATACATCATTTTTCTCCTTTTGGTCGATCCGGTAAATCACCGGAAAATGGCTCATAAGTCGGCCGGCCATAACCGACAACAAATGAGCGTGCTCCCAAAGCTCTTGATTTAACCATGACTTCGCCGCCATTGCGTTGATCTCCACCGGATGATGTATTTCCTTCGATGGTCACAATCTGTTTTTCCGATGCCCGGATCACCAAGCCAATGTGATTGATTGTCGTTTTGTCATCGATGATGAAATCAAAGAAAACAAAATCACCAATCTTTGGCGTTGTGTGCCATTGCTTGGCTTTTTGAAATGCCTCAGCTCCAGCGCGTGTGCTGACAACATTTGGCACCTTGACTCCGGCTTGATCGGCACACCAATTGAGAAACGACCCACACCATGGGAGCTTGTCGGCTTTCATAAATTTGCCGTACTTTGTTTCATTGTTGCCGGTTTCGGCTGTGCCAACCTCAGCAAGCGCAACCTGAATCAAACGCGGCAATGTGCCTTGTGGAAAACTAGACACCCAAAGCCGCTTTCAGATCATCAATTGATAATCCAACGCTCGCTAATTTGTCCGCAACAGTCGGTTCCGGCTCCGGCAATGGATTTGCAATTGCAGCTTCAATTTCGGCCAGTGTTGGTTTAGTCGTTTCTGTGTCTAGCCACTCGATGTCATCAAAACTATCGCCGGAAAGAGTCCATTGAGAATTTGGCCGAATATCTGTTAGAGCTTTCATAATTTGCTTATGTGTCATTTTATGCACCTATTTCCATGAGAATAATTGAAGCCTGAGAATTCACATCATTGATAACGCCAACCGGTTGGCCGCTAACTGTGGAGCAAACTCTTAAGCGGTAAGTAGTCGATGATGTTGTTGCTGGGCTGTCTAGATAAGAAGCTGATGTGGTGATAAACAAATCACTACTTACGCCCGTATAGTTACCAAAACTTGAGAATCGATTTACCTGGGTGCCATTTCGTGAAATGTTCATTTGGATGGTTGTCAAGCTGCTTCCGCCATTTTTGAAAGTTTCTGGAATTGTCAGCAAAATCAAAACTTTACTTGTTGCACTCGTTGGCGTGATGTTGGCTGTCAAAGCTGTATCAACAAAAGTTGTTGAAGTCGTGCTTGTTGCAGTTGATGATGTTGCGCTGACTACCTGCAAAACCTTGCCGCCGCTAGGTGCTGGCACCCATTTCAAACCCGTTGCTTCTGTTGAATCGGCCGATAAAAAATAACCATTAGTGCCAACAGCCAAACGAGCCGGGGTATCGGCAGCCGTTGCAGCAATAAGATCGCCTTTGGCATCGACAATTGCGTTTTGAATTGCATTTGTGTCATCTGCCGCGACCCAAACAAAATCCATATTGGCGTTTGAATTCTTGGCCAACACTTGACCGGTTGTACCACCTTTGAGGTCAGCCAACGATGTATCAACCGCCTGACCAAATACCTCAAAATCAGCTGGCAAATCGGTGACCAAATCTGTGGCCGTTGGCATTTGCCATCCAAAATTGCTCGTTGGATTACTCATTTTTGCTCCTTACGCCACAATCGTGGCATTGATCCAATCCAGAGTTGGATTGACTGTATTCCATCTTTCAACCACCGGCACATCGTTCCATCGCATGGCTTGCAATGAAAAGGCAACCGGTGAAACGATCATTGAAATGCTGACTTGATTGTATCTGGCCGAAAATGTCCAGCCTTCAACGAAACCCAAGAAATCTCCCGAATTCATATTTAGCGGCAAATCAGCAATATTTACCGGCATACCCATAAAAACATTGATCAAGGCATCCCGGTCAGAATCATCGATTTCCGGGTTTGTAAGCTCAAAAGAAATGTTGTTGAAATTAAAGCGTGGATAAGCTCTCAAGCTCAAATAAAAATCGGCTTGATCCTCGGCATCAGCTGCATTGTGCAAGGTTGTGGCAATGATCTGTGCCAGCTGTCCATATAAGGCGATCGATGCTGTATCGCTGGCAGACTTTTCTGATGATGATGTTGCATCGTATTGAATCGTTATGGCATTTCGCACATCTCCTGCGCGTTGCTGGATGCTTAAGCCGGTTGCCACCGCATGATTTGCCGTAAGATCGACATACCCATTTGCTGCCAAATAATTGGTTCTGTGGGTACTGTCTGCATATCCAATTTGGCCCAATGGGGATTCGTATAGGTAGCCCAAGCCTGATGTGGCCAAAGCTGATACCAAAGAATAAACATCCGTACGCTCTGATGATCGGGCTGCAAGCTCATAATTGCCCGGCCGATCAATTTCGCCCAATCCGGAATTTTGGGCAATTGCCCATGTGACGGCCGCTGGATAACTTGCCCATGTTAAAGCTTGAGGCACTTCTTGCCATGAGTCAAATAAAACATTTTTCAAAACATCATAAATCTGATCACCATCAAATTTTTTGGCAAGCACGCCATTGGTCAATGCTTTTGGCAATCTTGCCAATGCGCCCAATGCGATGATGCTGATTTTTTGTGCATAATCAATGCTGCCAACATCGGCTACGGAAATGCCAACATCGACAACCGATCCACCAAAGATAGGCACAAATGTGTTTGTAGAATCTTTCAGCTCAATGGTAAGTGAATCATTGATTCCAATTGGCACATTAGATTGATCAAGGTTGATAATTTCCAAATTTGTATATCCGGCCTGTGCTTGCTCATAAATGTTTGTGCGACCGCTGGTAATTGTCAGATTGGCCAAAATGGCGGTTTGATATTGCACACCGCCAATTGTTACGCGCCAGACAGGATTGAAAATGGTCATATAGCAACCAGATTGCCAGCACCACCTGTGCCGCGATAAAACGAATCATTGATTGTTTCCACGATTTCGCGTGCTGTCCGTTCTCTATCAAAAGCACCTGAAACATTGATGTTATAGGTTGCACCGCTTGTTGCAGCTTCGGCCTGTCGGAATCTACCTGGATTAAAATTGCTTGAAATGGCTGTGGTTGTTGCTGCCGATGCAGCTGCGGCCACAGCTGATGTGATTCCGCTTGATGTGGTTGTCGGTGTGGGTGTGGGTGTAAATGTTGGCGTAGGCGTTGGCGTGCCTGCACCAAATGTTCCGCCAGCGGCTTTGATCGTTTCGGCAAATGGGCCTGTCGATGGAACATTTGCGGCAGCATCATCTCCACCAAAAACTTTTGTGGCACCATAAATTGCACCGGCAATACCGGCTGCGGTGGCTAAACCAAGAAATGGATTGACGGCAAAACGCGATGCAATTGCAGCGGCCAATGCGGTGTTTCTCAAAGCAACATAAGCCGCTGTCAATAACTTGATTAAAGCAATGGTGGCTTGAACACCGGCTGCAATTTTGGATGCAACAAAGATCGTGGCAATGATTCCGGCAACGACCAAAAGCTCATCTTTGAAATTGATGATTGTTTCAATCAAGCCTTTTACACGCTTGCCCCACTCAATGGCCGTTTTTTGTGATTCTGTTAAACCATCTTTAAGACCATCCTGACCGGTTAAGCCATCAACAAAGCTCTGTACGACCGGTACGACATTGATTAAAATGTAATCGGTTAAAGCTGTTACGGCTGGCAGCAAAGCCGCGCCCACTTGCTCTTTCGTTTCACCAATGGCAATGCTTAATTGCTCAAATTTGAATTGAGCCGTGGTCGATTGGTTTTCAATAAAGCCGTCAAATGTTTTGTTTAACAATTGCTGTGTTTCATCAAATGTCAATGTTTGAAGCGTTGCCTTATCAATTCCCACGCCTAATTTGGTGAGTGCTGTATTTGATCCTTCAAAGCTCTTGGCAACCGCGTTTGTTACAGCTTCCAAAGGCTTACCGGTAGCCGCTGCAATTTCTTGGCTTAATGTGAGCAATTCTTGTGCCTTGGTCAAATCGCCTGTGGATCGCAATAGGCGAGATAAGGCCGGCCTAATCACATCATCGGTTGTGGCGGTTGCGATGCTTTGTGCGGTCACATATTTGTCAATGCCGGCAATCTGTTCGGCTGTGGCATTGGTCGTGTTCCGGATTGTTTCCTCAAGCTTCTTTTGCCCGGCTTCGTCCTCAGCGGCAGCCTTGACCGATGCGATGGCAAATGCACCAATCGCTGCGCCAGCTGCGGCAAATGCCAATGCCGCTTTTTTGCCGAATTCACTAGCTTGATCGCCAAGTGTTTGAGTAGATTTGCCGGCCGTGCCAATGTCTTTGGTGAAATTGGCAACATCGGCCAGCAAGGCCAGCTTTAAGGTTCTGGATTGTCCGGCCATGTCACCACTCCTTCAAAATGCGGTCGAAAGCGTTGAGCCATTGACCAATCAAATGAGGCTGTTCAGCTCTTAATGTTGGATAAATAAACCAGCCGCGTGAACCTCGGCCTTCACGGCCTGACCACACCGGGAATTGCTTAAATTTGTTAGATCCGAATTCATAACCGCCCCAAAGCTGCTGAGTTGTACCGCCACCGGAAAACTTTTGAGATACAAAGCCAAATGACAGCTCACCAATCTTTGAGGATTTGCTCACGCGCGATCCTTGAGCAATTCTGGATGCGGCAGCATTTGGCCGGCTACTAGCTGCACCAATGATTTTGGATTGCAAATAAGTGGCCAAGCCATTGCTCACGCTTTTGGCTTGCTTTACAGCTTCCTCATCCATGGCTTTGAAAGCTGACAAAACGGATCGCAATTCTTGCTTGTTAAATGCAATCGCTTCCTCAGCCATTTCTTTTCTCCAAAATCTCAATTGCCGTTAATAGATCCTCAGCTGTTTTGAATTCGCTGATCGGTTGCCCACTTGCTATGGCTACCTCCCATAAAATCCGATTTATGCTTCCGGGCTTGTAGCTTTTGGGCTTGCATCACCGACAACAATATCGCTGACAGTTTCACACCAAATTTCAAATGGCTTGACAGGCTTGCCGGCCATTTCACGCTTCATTGCATGGTATGCAAGAAACAACAGATCAGACACGCCCATTTTGTCTTGAGCTTGTCCAATCGTGTTGCCTGTCTTGTTTTCCCACTTTGCCCACTCCGCTGGATGTGCAATGTATGTTTCAGCATTGCCATCCGTGTATTCGATTGTGATTGGTAGTTTCATGCTCCCGATTCCTTTTCTCTTAGCTAATTGTCAAAATTGGTGTTGTGACACAGGTAAATGACAATGAAACAGTTTGTGCATCCGGTGCTGTACCGCCTGCGCTTGGCAAAATTGGCTGAACATCAAACGCAAATGATGCGCCTGAATCCGCTCCAAAAATTACAGACAGGCCAGTATTTGGTGCGCTTGTTGCTGCTGTCCATAGTTCCTCGCAAAGTGAATTTGCTGCGCCCCAATCGGCCAACATTTCAACAGCAAATGTGCCTTGAGTATCGGTCGTAAAATACGCCTTGCCATCGAGTGTCTGATATGTATTGATTGTTGAATCGACTGTCAAAGTCGCTGAGGTGGCCTGTGCATCGTAGTTATCACCAGCAATGGTGAAAGTGATGTCTCTGCCGGTGATGATTGTTGTTGGCATGATTTCTCCTTAGTTGGTGTAATAGGTGCTGACTTGTAAATCGGCCGTAAGGTATTTACCTGCACCGACTTCCAATGGTTGTGGTTGATTAACATTGCCGACAACATAGCCGTTCGGCATTGCGCTGATGATGCTGATCATCAATGTTTCGAGATTGTCCAAAGCTGCGGCATTGTTGGCATATGTAACGACACCGGTAACAGTTAAATTTACGCGCACTTTTGTGGTTGATCCATTGATCAAAACGCTCTCAAGATAAGGTGCATCCGGAATCAAGCAAATCGATGGGCTAGTCATTGTTTCTGGGATGCCGTTATAAACATTGGCAGCAATGCCTGAAAGTGCTGTTTTTAATGGCGTGCGGATTGCGGATTCGATGCTCATTGGCACATCGTTTCAACATCAAGAAATGGGCCTAAAAGCCCAATAACTCTATTGCTCAAGCTGCGGCCGAGCACAAATGGTGACGGCTGAAAATTGTCTGACATGATTGCGTTGCCGGGAGCTGTAATACTCTGGAAAATCTCAACCGCCACAACCAAAATTGCGTTTTCAATTGGTGGCGTATTCGCGTACAAAGCCGCTGCCGATCCACCACTCAATGTCGCTGTTGCAGCTGGAATAAACGGCAATGGATAAGTTCGATCAGCTGCCGCTGTTGCAGCTGTAAATGTGTATGGCTCAATCCGATCATCGGTGACTGTATAGGTCGCGTTGTAAATTCCGGCCCCGGTAACAACAACAGATTGACCCGGCACAAAATAATTTGGCCGCATTGTGGTGAAATAAATGACGGAATCACTCACATTGGCAAAAGTCACCGATGATTGGTATTGCGTAAGTAAAGGCAAAATGGTTTGCTCAGCCGAATCTATATAAGAATCTAATTGAGCATCACTATACAAAGAAACCGAGACACCCAAAATTGCTCTCAGCTGTGAGGCTGTAACTATTGCAGGCATCTCGGTTCCTTTCGTGTCAGTAGCGTTCGGGAGCGACCGCTACCGATAGTGATTTATGGGAGGTTGTTGAATTGTGCGCCGTTTGGCACCTTGGCAGCTAATGCGCCGTAGCCGTAATACAGGATGTCAATTGTTCCATCGCTGTTGATGTTGCTGCGTAGCGTAAAGCGTGGAGATTCGTACCATGTGTAAGAATCTGGATTGACAACGACCATTGAAGAATCGGCATCAGCTGATGTTGTACCAGCGTTACCAAATGAGCGTGAAACATAAAGGTTCAGACCCGGTGAAACTACACCGCGCAATGAATCTCCGCGAACATTTCCAGCTGCGTTTGATGGTTGTGCTGCATTGTAAAGAGGTGCGCCATTGTCGTTGTATCCCATGATGTTGCCCCATTGTGTTGGTGAAACGATCAATGAGCGAGCGAAACCAAGTGATGCGCCATAAACAGCTGCGGCTGCCTTAGATGTGTATCCAAGGAATCCGGTTGCTGAATTTGCTGCCTGTGCTGTTGTAGTCGTAACTGCCGCCTGCATTGCTGCAAGTGCATACTCATCAGTTTCTTTTGCATACGCAAATTCAAGATTCTGGAGCAAAGCTGTTAGGTACTCCGGACGGCTGCGGTCGATCAATTCGACTGTTGAAATTGCGCGGCCTTTGAAAGGCTGTACAGAAACAGAAAGAAATGTTGCAGATAGTGATGATTCTGTGATTGCTGCATTTTCGTTAATTGGCAATACTGTTGGTACAGCTGTAACGCGTGGCAATTCAAAGGTCATGCCCTCGGCCACTAAAGTTTCGCGGCTGATGCCATCGATGCAACCACGATCAGCATTTGCAAGTGCATTGATCACCTGTGTGCTTTGTGGTGTTGGAATCATGCCCGGTGCGGTTGATGTTGTGTTATCAGCTGCCTTTACATATTGGCGTGAATCCTCATCATGCAAAACGCTCGCGCGTAGATAGTGCTCAAGGTATGAAACCTTATCCACAATCGGTGATCGTGGTGCTGTGTAGTAAGCCGGGCGTGATGCCTGAACAGGTGCGGTGACTTCTGGAGCTGCTACCGGTTCAACGGCAGGAGCGGCTTGTTCGGTAGTGTTTTCCACTTTGTCTCCTTCATTTTGGTTTGTTGTATCTGTAACTGTTTCAGTTTCAGAATCCTCTGATGCGGCTACCTCAGAAACGCGTGCAGATCGCACGGCCGGTTCAGTAACCAATGCAACGGCTGTGAGCTGGCCATTGATGACCTTCATTGTGCCGTCTTTTTGCATTTCGTAATTGTCCACAGCCAACTCAATTGAGAATCCATCGCGTAGGCCTTCCATGGCCTCTGTCAATGCATCTGTTCCGGCTGTTGTGTTTGCAATCTTAAATGTTGCTGTCATTTCTTTGTCATTTACACTCATGGCAATGCTCTTGCCAATTCGGCGTGTGTTGTCATGCTCAAGATTCAAAAAAACATCTTGTGGTTGAATCGATCCGCGAGCAAAAACAACTTTGCCGGTTGAGGCATTTGCGTGCTCATTGAAAGCAACGATGCGACCGCTGATTGTGCGTTCATTTGAATCAGCTGCCGTGATTTGCATTGGTGTTGTCAGCTTCATGAGATCATGTCCTCCATTTGTCTAATTTCATCGGTAGTGATCGCACCGATTTCAAATAAAATCTTGTAAATGTCTGCACGCTCTTTTTCTGATCCGCGCAAATATGCCTTCAAATCAAATTCCACGCGCTGTGTTGATGGCGTAAAATCTGGCATGGATAGCCTTGAGCTAATGCTGTTCATCAGCGGCAAAAGCGAAAAGTCCAACAAGGTTTGACGCGCCGTCTGGGCGTTTGCATAGGTCATGGATGATCCAGTCGGCGCATCAATAAAGTATGCCGGAATCCCCACGGCGCGAGCTAGTTCCGTTGCAATGATTTCGCGTGCAGCGTTGAGGCCAATTTGCTCCGGTGTAAATCCAACTGTTGTCAATTCAACATCGGCATTGAGAAATGCTGTTCCGCGATTTCTACGAGCTGCGCCCCATGCATCAAGCAATTTTGCAATTCGATCAGCTGGCAATGCTGTGCCATTTGATTTCAAAACCATCGATGGCACCGGTTCGCGTGCGTACATCGCGGCAGCTCTTTCAAGCTCTGCACCTGCACGGATTGTGCGACCAGCGCGATTCAATAAACCTTCATCGTTGCCATAAAACACCACAAGTGATCCAACACCGGTCATTGGCACACGCGATCCATCTACTGTGTAATACTCAATCTGAGTGCCAATTGAATTCAAGAAAACACCAACGCGATTGGGAGCAACGCGCCACATTTGGCGAACTCTCCCGGTATCTGCAAATAGATCGATGATTTGGAAATAAGAAAATCCGGTAAATAGCAAATCCTCACACGCCCACACCCATGATGCGGCTCCCGGTACACGCTTGTCCGGGTCGGAGATCACAACAGGTTGATCAACAATTTGGCCTGTGTCTTTGTCGCGCGTAATCAGAGGAATTGTGGCAATTGAATTGCAAATCATGTTTCTTGCGCGTGCAATTGCCGGCACGCTCATTGCTTCCTCGCGGCTTGCAATGTAATCAGCTCCACCAAATGGAAAAAATGCATCTAGCGTTGGAGCTGGCCCAATTTGTGCAGCTACATCCGCGCCGCGTTGGATTGTCACGGCTTCGATGGTGCGCTTTCGATCAAATAATCCCATGAGAGCATTTTCTCAAAATGTCAAGCATCAACCCACTAAAATGTCGATTTCGTTTTCTGGGCGTGTCGCAAAGTGTGTACACAATGCGGCTGCTACGGCGGCGGTCACACTCGTTTGACTCGCGCGCCTTCCAATAACCCAACCGCCATCACCACGGCGCAATTGCACAGCTGAAAGCATTTGCTCGGTGAGTGATGATTGATTTCGGTGCTTGAGCCGACCGCTATTGATTGCTCCCAAAAGCTCATCACAGCTTTGAGGATAATCGCTGTCCATGTCGTGGATTGGGATGCCAGCCGGCTGCATACGCGCCGCCACGGCTCCGGTTGTGCGCCTTGAGTAAAGCAAATACTCGATTGGATACTTTCGGCAATATGAGGCAGCATCGTTGGCAATTGCTCGATCATCGAGCTGGATTGTGTTTTCCCATGTATGCAACAGCTTCACAATAAAGTTTTCCGATCCGAGCTTTTGGGCGGCCACGAGACTTGCGTGTTTTCGATCCGGTGAAATATCAATAGCCATCCATGTCAATTTGTCCTCATCGAGATCGATTGACTCATCGCCACAAGCTTGCCACTCTTTGGCACCGATCACGCTGGAGATTGTCTGCACCCATCGATTCAAAACCTCAGTCATAACAACATCGGGAGGATCATTGAAAACAGCTCGGATGTTATCTGGGTGAATTGTGATGTTAAGCCCGGGATTGGCAAAAGCTGCATTTTCCAATGAAATCTCATCGGTTGGTGCAGACCACTCGAAATAGCCAACATCATCCGACCCACCGGCGGCAGCTGCCAAGCCGCGCTCGCGCAATTGGTTCAAAACGATTGAGTGAGAATCACCGGCCGTGCTAAAGCAATTGACCTGTGGATTTTTGGCAGCCATCAAGGTATATCTCATTGAAGCAAATGTTTCCATGTCATGCATTTCCCGGATTTCATCCATGTGTACAGTTTCCGGCTTACTTAATCCACGAGCTGCCGAACCTCCAGCCTTGATGATGAAACGATTGCCTTTAAGCGTTTGAATTTCCTCGGCTCCATGTTGCCAGCGGATGCGTTTGACCTGATTGGCTAAATCCGCATTTTCCTCAATGATCTGCACAATGGCTCGAAATTGCTCCAGCGATGTGACCAATCTGTGAGCTGTGGAAACTTGCAGCGATTCATCCCAATGAAACAGACCCATCATGATCCGTGCCATCATGTAAGTGCTCTTGCCATTTTGCCGGGCAACGCTGGCCACAGTTACAGGATGTTTGTAGCGGCCATCCGGCTTTACCTTGAGTGAATGCTCGGCCAACCACTTTTGCCACGGCATAAAGCCGCCCGGGATAATCTGATCGGCGAAATCGATCAATTCAAAGCCGCGTGATGGCAAATCATTGAGCGGTGAGTGGATTCGTGGAGCTGTTGTCGGCAAAAAAACCG